ACGTACGGCATTTCAAATGTTAAAATCATTAGAGGAATTCAATGCAGAAATTAAGGCAGAAGGTGTACCAGCTTTTGGTATGGGTCTCGGTATCAATACTGACACTGTGGTTGTTGGCAATATGGGCAGCGATCAGCGTTTTGACTATACCTGTCTTGGCGACGGTGTTAATCTTGCTAGTCGCCTCGAAGGTCAATCCAAACCCTACGGCGTCAAAATCATTATTGGACCAAAAACGGCTGAGTATGTGCGAGAAGCATACCAAGTCGTTGAGCTCGATTTACTCGCAGTAAAAGGCAAAACAGAACCAGCACAAATTTTTACAGTGCTAGAAGAATTTGATGCTGCTGACGAAAGAGTACACAAGGAATTTTTAAAAGCATATCGCACAGGCGATTGGAACACAGCATACAAACTAGCCACAGACATGAGACACAGTTGGAAGGGTGAATTAACTCAGTATTACGAAGCAATGAGAACTCGTATACATGAGTTCAAAGCAAGTCCTCCCAAGAACTGGGACGGCATCTACAGAGCCACATCAAAATGATTACACTAGAAAGAAACAGAGATAGTACAAAATTTACAGTATTAGATGACGATAAAGTCTTAGTGTTTACTAGCAATTATACGCACGCATTAGAAGTATACGAGCGTGCAAAAGCCAATGACTTAGACTTTATAGAAAAACTGTTTGTTCCTTTTACGCCCCAGGATCCCAAGACTTTACTGTTATAAATGTATTTTTATAATGTCTAAAGTCTTTTATTAACTGCCTGGCATGAAATAGTTCTAGTGGTATACTGTCCGTATGTTGCGTCATGGGCAGGTAATATCTACTTACTATTCGTTCTAGTCGTTTAATATCTATACTAAGAGCATCAACAATTTTGTTGTTGTATTCGTGATCTGACAATAATCCTAATAGCCATGCTTGATATTCGTTATCAGGATTATAGCTACGGATAATTTCTCTTACTTCGTAGAACAATGCACGTATAGGATTAATATTTGCGCGGTATTTTACTAGCACTGACGGAAACTTAAACTCTGCGGATTCTGTTTCTAATTGACTTATAGTGCTAGTATAGTCTTTGCGTAACGCATATTTTAAGCTATCTAGACTTTCTTTTATTTTCTTTTCGTACGCTCTTATAAGAGAATCTGCAATCTTTTTATGTTTAGTTGATAATTTTTCGTAGTAGCTGGTTTTTATATCGTCAATGGAGTATGCGCCTTCGAGTAAATCAAAAGGTACAGTTTTTGTTCTTTGATATTTTTCTAATTCGTTTTGTATTCGTAGAAGTACAAAATCTACTACATCGTTCATAACACTATTTATTCTTTGTGAATTCCAAGAATAGTGTGTAGTTTCTCTGTGCCACCGTTTTTGTTTAGCGTTAATCTTGCGCCATTATGCAATGGCTGTGGCCAAACACCAATGTTAACCCATGCATAGCCTGCACTCTCAACGTTGAGTACTGGACTAAACTCTTTTTCTACTACGTACACAAAACTATAGTAATAAAATTTTTGATCTTTGCTTTGATATACGTCTATAGGGTTTAGCTTTGCAAGCTCAGGAACAAATCCAATTTCTTCTGTTAGTTCACGCTGGATGCACTCGTAAACTGTCTCGCCCTTTTCAATAAGGCCGCCCCAAAATCCCCAAGTGTTTTTAAATCTTTTATCTGAGTTGCGTAGTTGTAGTAAGCATCGTCCGGTGTCCTTTGCTAAAAATACTACGCCAGCGGCTGTTGTCATTACAGTACAAGTCTCCAGTAACCAGGATTGTATTCACCTTCGTAACTACTTATCCATCCGGTACCGGTCCACTTGAATTGTTTTGATGTGTAACTGTTGGTTACGTATTGCACGGTTGTGATCACAGTTGAGTTAAATGCAACTTGCCAGCCACTTCCGTTGTACTGTATAATATCACCGTCAACTGCATCAACGCCCCAAGCAGGATAGCCGGATGCACTAATATCTTCTGTAATTAGATAACGTTGTCCTAATACAGCAGGTGCAAGACCGCTACCAGGTGTACTAGTTCTAGGATCAATGATTTTATCAATTGGTGATAATGTATCTGCTGGTAGTGTATCTTGATCTATGTTAAAAATTAACACAGTTGGGTCTATAGGACTAGCCGTTACAGAACCTACAATTAATACTTCATCTTCTGGTGCAATACTGTTAGCGGTATTTAATTTTAGCAAACTTGTAGATGTGAGTTCGCCCTTCATTTCAATTAAATCGGCCCAGTTACTAGTAGCACCGCTGACACTGACCAGTTTAGCAGTGGCACCTGTAACTTGTACACGGTAATCATTAGGTGTAATAACCATCTCAGCATCAATCGGCATAGATCCAAAAAAGTCATAATACTCTTGGCTATAACCTAAATCATTTATGTTAGTTACTTTGTGTACGTCTGCAACAATCTGTTGAATAATTGTTTGACGCTTAACTTTTGCTGGAGGGCTGATCCAGATTGGAACCATAAAGTTAAGAGTAGAAATATCTAAGTTTTCATCTACGCCAGCAGGAATACTTCTACTACTCCAGTTAATGTCTGTGAGTTCTACTTCAAACACACTAGTCCAGTCCAATGGATTGTCGTTGCTTTGTAACTGTATACTTGGGTTAAAGATAACAAACAACTGTTCTAATATTTGTAACTTGGTATCGGTGTTAGTAGTCCAAATGTCTACTTGTATAGTTAAATTATACGGCACAGGCATGTAACGCTGTGTTGTATATAAGTTACCTTGTTCGCTGGTATATGTATTGTTGTTTCTATCAAACTCACGTTCAGCAACTTGGCGAGTATCTACTAAGAATGGTTCAGCAGTTCTATCTCTAGCAGGCTGGATGCTTTGAATACTTACTGTGATCATTGGCGCACTGTTAAGAGTGTTTTCACTGTTGTTGCGCAAAATGCTAGCAACCATGCGGCTCATATCACCGTAACGACAAGGTACACGATTATAACTTACACCATTCTTAGTGTACTCGCGTACTTTAAAGTTTGAGAACACACGGACAAGTTGGATCAGATAGCGTTTTATCTGCTCGTCATACCAATAATCTAAATTCTTACCTGCCATTATTAGTTGTCCGTTTTAGGTTTAACAACCTTGCTAAGGTTTGTTTTTTCTTCACTTACTTCACCGTCACTGTTAATAGTAAATGAGTCGTTGTTAATAAATGTTGTGAGCACCTTATTAGCCGCGGCCCAAGTACGACGATTATCATCGCTTTCGCGGATCCATCTACTACCACTTTTCTTAAACAATCTATTTGGTGTAAAGTCCGTGCGCAAGAAGTAGTCGCCTTCGCTTACTCCTGTAGTTGGGAAGCTACTGCCGCTGCCTACTACACTAAGTCCATTGATAGGCGTTCCTGTTTCTCCTGCAAAGTCAAAACCAACTGTTGGCTTATCAGGTACTTCGGGGTCAAAGTACAAGTGTGCAGAGCTTCTAAACTGCGGATCATACGGTACATCTTTTTCTGCTTGTGCAAGGATAGCATCGTTGATATTAATTTCAGTTTGATACTTGCTGATAAGATTACGTAAGTCGCCTTCTTCTTCACCTGTACCAAGTATGTCTCGGTACTCTTGACTGTCGCTGATTGGTCCGCACTTAACACGCCACAAGTGTGGCCACCAGCGAGGGTCAAATCCTTCAGCTGGTCTAGCACCGTCTTGTACTACGTAAAAACGATTTATAGCATCTTCGCTGCCTAACAGTAAGTCATCACGTAAGTGTGGAAGCTCAATCACATCACCGGGCATTAGTTTACGCCCTAATGACTCAACCATGCTTTCGATGTGAAAAGTTAAGAAGATAGTATCGTTAGTTAAAAACGCACCAAATTGTGTTAAGTCGTATTGATCGTTGTCAAGTATGTTATACTGACCGCGTAATTCGTAAATATTAGTATCATACTTGCGATCACGATTTTCTAAGAACAGCAAGTCCTGAATAAACACTTCGGAGTTAGCACCACCGCTGCTGGGCCTAGTGGAATCGTTTTCGTTTGGTGTTTCGTTAACACCTAGGTATTTGTGTATATGTACACCGGTTCCGCCAGCATAAAGATGCTCGCCGACAATACGATCTATAAAGTTATAGTCGTGAGTTTTAACAGGATTCCAGAGGCTAATTCTTGGCATAACACTATTTATCTAAAATCTTGCCGCAGTGATGTACGCAAGTTGAGCAGTGTTTTCTGCCGTCTCCTAACTGTAGTTTACCTTCAAACGCATCAGTTAGCGTTTTAATGTAAAAGTTATGCTCAAGCACTTTGTTTATTGATCTATCCTTTGTTACTTTAAGCTCTTCTTTAATGGGGTCAATTAATCTGCTAAGTTGAGGCTCTCGCATCATGTATTTTGATGCAATGTAACAGCAAGGATACACAGCACCATCAGAATCAATGTACACTTCGTATTTGTCATTGTTAGGTCCGTAACCAGCTACTTGACAATTAAATTCTACGTCCATTGAAGACCAGTCAATACCATCAAACTGTTTAAACTCGTGATTTTCAACTTTAACAAAACTGTCATGCAGATCGTGTAACTCTGCTTCGTAGTGTGGTTTTATAGTATATTCTAAATTGCCGTCCCTATTGTATACAGGCAC